ATGGTGTTTATTGTGCTGTCATGTTTATCGTTTGGCATAGGCCATCAGGATAGTATTTTTATTATGATTTTTAGTGTAGTGGTTGAATGATTTCTAATGCGTTTCTGATTCATGGATAATGAGTTGCTGCTTCAAATATCATAATTATTGATTATTGCCCGTAAGTTTATAATGCTTTTTTCATTTATTAGGCTCCATTAATTCATCAAAGAAATTATCGCCGTTAACAATATTATCAGAATGAATATCACATTGTGCGCATTGAATCTTGGCTTTCAGTAACTGAATTTTTATTTCTTCGACTTTTTCATCGTCGTCAATCGAAAAGATGGTGTATGGTTTTTCGTGGTGATTCATTTGTTTGGGTTCCCGTTACACTTTGGCTTCATTTTCCAGGAGAGTAGGCCGGATAAGCGCAAGCGCCATCCGGCACCAAGTGAACCTGTAAGTAACGCTTACAGGTTCAGCCGTACTTCACTGGAGAGTCGCCAGCGTGCTCTCAATTCTGTTCAGCTTCTGATTTGCCTCTTGCAGCTCATCCTGCAATCGTTGTTCCTGCTCGCCGTAGACCATCAGGACGATACAGCCGTTCATCACTTTTACGGTAATCTGTTGCCCGGTATCAAACCCTGCCGCACGGAGCCATTTGCCGGAAAGAATAATTTTGGGTGTAGATTTGTCGAAAACATTCGGGCGATATCCCACAATTACCGAACGCTCGGTTCCGGATTGGTCGCTGTCTGGGGTAGAATGCGAATCAGCCATAATCAACTCCTTGATAGTTGGTGAGGTTAGCTCTCGTCGGGTACTGCGAATACCGGGCGAGGGCGTTTAAAAGTCAGGTCGCCAGATGTAAAGGTACGTACCTGAATGGTGATATCTTGCGCTTGTAGGTACGTACATGTCAACGGCTAAACGCGACCCAAATCAGTCCAAATCCGGAAAGGCACCGACTTTTCAGATTCGTATCACGCCGGAGTTAAAGGCGCAGTTCGAGGCTGCTGCAAAAGCAGAAGGGATGAGTTTAGGGAATTGGCTCAAGACCTTGGGGAGAAGAGAACTGGCAAGATTGGGTATTGAGCCGCAGGATAAGTAAAGAATTGATTAATTTTCCTGTCTATTCGGAATATTTATGATTTCCATTTTTAAGGCATTCTCCCCAGAGAAAATCGCAGCTAAACCCTTCCTAATTTTTGACTGATCGTTTTCTATTGCTCCGTGGGCCACAGGAGAATAGATGGCTGTTTGTAATTGCACTCGCTCAAAGTCATAGCCAATATCTTTTGCGATTTCTGACAATAGGTCTAAGAAAAGATTATTACTTGTTTGGTTCCATATGGCACCTAAAATATTATCATTATCAGGGTAAGATGTATTCAAATGTGCAAAATATAACTTCCATGAGGATAATACATTACCTTCAGAAGCACTTCTTTTGGCTTTTCCTTTTTTAATTTTCCCGTAAAATGCTAAGTCGATCATGTTTAGTGCACGAACATGTTCACTTGACAGCCTGGCGCTCTGAGATCTGGTAGCCATAAGATGTTTGAATATGTCAATTTTTAATGATTTCTTCTGGGAATATCTTTCTATAAATTTTTGTGTCTGAATGGCTAATAATGGGCTAATTACAGTAGCAGCAATAGCCATAATTGTAAGAGCAGTGCTCATATTAGATCCTCGTTATGAAAACATTTGGGTGAGGATCATAAAGGAATTTGTGTGCTGAAAAGATATGGCAAATGACTGGGATAAGGTAAGAATTTTGGCGGAAGATCACAGGAGTTCGTATTGATTCATAAGCTGATGTTTTATATTGTTATTTTTTCTTGATTCTGATGTGATTATACACATTGCTATACACATGTGCTGTGGCACAGTGTATAGCAATGTAACTCCGGCTCAATCCAACTTGGTCACTACTTCATTCATTGCATAGTGCACAAATTGCTTTCCTAGTTCGGTCAGTACATAAGATTTTGTGTTCTCGAAAGCAGACTCAAGCGTTGATGTGCCTCGCTTGGCTTGCGGAGCATGCCTTTGTTTTAAGAACTGACCATCTTCTGTGGTATTACGTGCTTGCCTAATCACTCCACCTGTTGACAGATCTCTAATTAACATTTTGTAGAGATCAGCCTCAGCCGAATCTTCGCGCGGAATTATTTCATGCAATTCCATCCATATTTCATAACGGGTTACGCCAGGATTTTGATAAATAATCCTGATAACCTGAAAATGAACTTCGTGATAAATGTTAAGCCAATCTATAAATAAACGAATAATATCATCAGAACATATTTTAGAACTGACAGCATTAGTTATCATATTAGATACTAGTTGTCTTTTTTCTTGTGTATCAGCATCATTCCATACTCGGAAACTTTTGCGAACTAAATCTAGATACTCCTCAGACTCAAGTCTTTCGTTGATATCCTCGCCTAGTTGTTCAAATCTCTTTGCTATAACATTTAAAGTTGAATTTAAATTTTCTAGTTTTTTATGATGTTCTTCAAGCCACTTTGTTTGTAATGAGTTTAATTTTATATTGCCTTCTTCGCTTTTAAAATTTGCAATAGCACCTAAAAAACCTCCAATCCAAGGTATGCTCCCTAATGCTGCAAGAGCGAACTGTTCTGCTAATCTTTTCTTATTAGAAGGGTTTAAACTATCTATTTCATTTCTAAAATCAATAATATCAAAATTATCATCATCCATTTAAATGATTCCTTTTATGTCGCATGAGAATACTTAAAATATATGCTTGTTTAACATAAGGATGAATCGATTATTGAGATTTCTATCAAGGATTAACATTTTAGTTACTATGGGCACGCAGTGCTTTCCATTCAAGCACTAGTTTCGACTATGGTTACAAAAAGTTTTTTTGCATTTAACTGTTCACACTGTTCACCTTGGTTATTTATCATTTTATATCATGTGGTTAGGTGGTGATGAGTTGGTGAAGAGTGAACAGTCGACTCTTCACCTTTGTGATTTTTGCTCATTCTGGATCTGTCCGGTCGGGCGATGCGCGGGGTGATAAAAAGTTTTTTCAGGTTTTACTGTTCACACTGTTCACCTCTGGTTTTTTATCAATGATTTCATAGTGATACAGGGTGGGTATACGGTGAGGGGTGAACAGTGGATTGTTCACCTTGTGGCAATGGCCAGAAAGGAAAAGACCGGCTGTTGCCGGTCTGAGTGAGGTTATGTTGCTGCGGGTTCGTCGCACTTCGGCAGCCAGTCGCCGTAGCTTTCCTCTTTCAGCGACAGATTGGTTTGTATCCCCTGCTTGGTGTGCCGCTTCTCATAATTCAGGCCGAACTCTTTCAGCATCATGGGCAGCCCCAGCCCGAACATTTTCAGGCTGAGCACGTTCCTGTATCCGTTAGCCTCCATATAGGCCAGATACGCGTGATAAAGATATTTACGGTAATTACGCGGGATAATACTGGCATTACCCATAAACATCCCGTTGGTCTGCGGGAGCATTTCCAGATAGCCGCAAAAATCAAACGTCGGGTCAGCATCGCGCTTGATGCTGAGTGCCTCGTCGGAGTTCTGCTGCGACTGGAGCAGTGCGCGGGCGGTCATCGGGTCGCTGAATTTCTGCATAAGCTGGCGCACAATGACGGCCAGCTCGCGTGCAATTTTATCCCTGAGCTGCGGGTCGCGTTCTTCCGGCGCAATCTGCTCCGGGAAGTGAATAATCACCCGGCGACGTGACACCCCGCCGCTGCGGTCGGTGAAGCGCATGGGATTATTGTTCACGGCCAGAATCACTGCCGGAATATGTGTTGAGTACGGGTTCTGGTATTTCGGGTCAACTGAGACCGCATCGCCGCCGGTGATGGCCTTAAGCCCTGCGCCGTCGCCGCTCCATTTTTCCTGGTCTGGCAGACGGATTAGCGAGAAGCCAATCAGGGATGCACGTTTGCGCGGGTCTTCCAGTGTGTCGATATCGGCTGACGTGGCATTATCTTCCCCGGCAAGCAGGGTCGCGATTTCAGCCAGAATACTTTTGCCACTCCCGCCGGGACCGGTGACTTCGAGAAAGAGCTGCCAGTCGTAACGGTTCGCCAGCACCATAAACAGCGCAGCCAGAATCACGTCGCGTTTTTGTGGACTTTTACCGGCCGCACGGTCGAGCCAGCGCCAGAAGTTCGGCGCGTGCGTCTCCAGCGTTTCCCCTTCCACCGGCGGGGTAAAATCCACGTCGCACAGCGTGCGCAGCCAGTGCGATTTGTGGTGCGGGCTGAATACGCCGCTCTGGGTATCGAGTACCCCGTTGCGAAAACCAATCAGACGGCGCGCCGGTGTATCCTGCTGCGGAATAATCAGTTTCAGGGTCTCCACCACCAGTGGCGGCAGGGATATTTTTCCAGATGCCGTTTTCATAGCGGGACAGGAGCTGGCCGTTCGCATCCACCGCCAGCGCTTCGCCGTAATGCTCATGCACCCGCAAAGCCTTGTCGCTGGCGCTCATGGCGGTAAATTCCGCCTCACTCATGGTATCAAACGGACTTTGTGCCGGAGGCCGGATAGCGTCATAAATGGCTTTGCGCGTGGCTTCCTCGCCGTACTGTATAAACGCATCATTCCAGTCACCGAACACCGGCGGCAGGGCAACAATGCCCTCACAGGCATCTGCGGCCGCAGCGGCTTTACTCTGGCCGTCGCCGTTAAGGTCACGGTCGGCGGCGAGGACAATCTGACAGGCCGGGTGTTTATGACGGGCAAGGCTCGCCAGAGAAAGGAGGTTCACCGACGACAGTGCCACCATGACGGTTTCGCCGGTCAGGTGATGTACGGTGAGCGCGGTCGCATAGCCCTCCGCTATCCACAGGCGTTTTCCGGCCTGTTTTTTCCCTTCGATGACATGACATGCCCCTTTAACCTGGCCGCCTTTCAGAGTGCGTTTGAGACCGTCAGCATTGATAAGCTGAAGGTTAACCAGTGCGCCGGTATCGTCATACAGCGGGACAACCACATCCCCGGTGTGGAACGTCACGCCGCCGGTTTTATGCATGACGGTGAGCGTCAGACATTCCAGAGCGGGGAAACCCTTGCGGGTGAGGTAGGCGTTGCCGGTGGCCGGTCGGGTTTTCTCCATGAGCCTGACGGCCAGCGCGGTCGCCGCTTTGCGGTCGGCCTCCGTTTCAGCCTCTGCGGCCGCAATCACTTCCGGGGCAACCGGCGGCAGGTTGCCGGTCACGGCGTTTATCTTTCCGGCAGCTTCTGACGGGGTCACGCCAAATACTTTCTCTACCAGCTTAAGCCCGTCACCTGCACCGCACTGATTGCAGAACCACGTCCCGCGCCCCTCTTTATCGTCAAAGCGGAAACGGTCAGAGCCGCCGCATACCGGGCAGGACTGATGGCGGTTTTTAATCACCCTCACACCCAGTGCCGGGAGAATGTTCGACCAGTGGCCGCACGCCTGTTTTACGGTTTCTGTTACGTTCATTTTCATGGTTATTTTCTCCCTCAGTGCAGTACCGGCGACGTGATATGACGGGCGCAAAGCTCATCCATCACGGCCAGCCCGAGAAAGGACAGCGACGGGGCGGCTTTCAGTGGTCCGGCTTCCATTAAATCTTCCAGCAGTGCACAGGCAATCTGACGGCCTTTTTCCTCGCCGTGCTGGCGCAGGTAGAAGCCCTCCAGCTCGGCGGCAATGGCGCTTTCCAGCGCGTCGAGGGTGAGGTGCGGGTAGCGGTGCTGGCGTTCGCACAGGGTCAGCCATGCACAGGCCACTGCGCGACGATACAGCGCGGCGCGTAATACGGGCGGTAATGGCTTTTTCATACGTTACCCTCCCCGGTAAGCCACTGCTGATTGCAGCGTTCGACCACGCCGTCGAGCTGGGCGGTCATGAGGTAAATCACGGAGGTGAGCTGTAACTGCTGCGCCGGGTCACGACGAACGGTGGCGCAGTCCTGCACCTGCATCAGGTCGCCGACGAGCTGGCCGACGTTGCGCATATGCTCCAGACATTCGAGGTCACGGGCGGTAATGGTGGTGTGTCTCATGCGCGCACCTCCGCAACCGGCAGACGGCCAGCGAACGAGAGAACGTAATCGCGAACGAGAGAAAGACGTGCGGCGTGCTCATCACCGGCAACGGTGCGGAGCATACAGATACGGGGTTTACGGTCTGCGCGACGAACGGCGGCAAACACAAAGACAAACTGCGGGTGTGACGGGGTGAGGGTAGTAGCCATGATGGCAGCCTCCTTGAAGTAGTTTGAAAAACTACCACCGGAAACGCCAATTTCACTGGTGGCAGCCCGAACGGGGTTGGCGTAACCGGCCTTCAAGGAAACCGGCCAGCCCGAAGGCTGCCCCGCCCGGACTACCATTATCAGAAAAGGGCTCGGGTGCACGAATAAACACCACAGCCCTGAAAATGGGTGTGCCTGAGCAACGACATAAAAAAACACGCATGGCGCGTGTCGTGTCGCCTTGAAGTTATTCGGAACGCCAATTCCGGCTGCCGATTTTGCGACAGCGGGAAAACTATACCTGGAAACGGCGAAAAGAAGCAAGCCAGAAAAAGGGGCTGTTTGCTGAACGATCATCATCATGCGTCATAGCCCCGGTTACGTTCGGCAATGCGATCCGCCATCCATGCAGTGATTTCAGACTGCGCCCACGCCACATTTTTTCCGCCGAGGGAGATTTGTTTCGGGAAGGCTTCCCGGCTGATGAGGTCGTAAATGGTCGAGCGGGACAGGCCGCACAGATGCATCACTTCGGGCAGACGGATAAAGCGCTCGTGAACGGTATCAGAAACCGGCATCAGCGGTGCGGCAGGGGCAGAAGACGGGGAAGAAAAAGCGGTGTGCATCGGGCTACCTCACAAAGTCCATACAGTGCCGGTCGTGTCCGTCCGGCTTCGGGTAGCTCCTTATTATGTCTATATTTTTCCTCAGGTCATGTGAGATTTTCGGGGAAACAAACATTGACTTTTCGCTCTGGCAAACAAAGGCAAACGCTGGCAAACATATGCAAATCACTGCATTACAATGCAGCAATTTTTATTGCTTTTAGTTATATATTTTTTATTTTTAATCGAAATAAAGTCTAAATGCTATAGCCAGAGCAAAACAGGAGGGTGAACAGTGGTGAACAGACGGTGAACAGTCAGACCCTCAACTGTTCACCATTTAACTTACTGTATTACTTATATTTTTATTTGAGGTGAACAGTGGTGAATAGTTATAAGTAAAAAAATAAACGGTGAGTAAGGTTTTCCTGCGACCTTTCTCTGGCCAGCCGGTTTTTAAGGTCTGTTTGTGCCAGCATTCTGACAACGGCAATGAATCGTGTTGTTGTGCAGGAGGCGTCAGAATCATTTCAGGTTGAACACACGGAGAACCTGAACATGAAACCCGAACTCATTATCAAAGCCATGCAGACCGTTATCAGTAAACAGGATGAAGGCGCGGAACAACGTATTGCCGGTGCGCTGGCCGCACTTAACGAAGCAAAAGACGCACACACGGCCAGCATGGAAAAACTCAGCGACATTGAGGCTTCCATTCAGCGTTGTGAGCAGGAACGACAGACCGCCCTCAGTGAAAGTGCACAGGCCGAACAGGACTGGCGCAGCCGCTTTCGAACTCTGCGCGGCAACCTCACTCCTGAACTGAAAGCTGAACACAGTAAACGTATCGCCAGCCGCGAACTGGCTGATGAGTTCACCGGTCTGATTACCGAGCTGGAGAAAGACAAAAGCCACGCCATGCTTGGAGCATGCTCCTCCGGTACTGCTTATATCAGCGCCCATGAAAAAGCGTTCACCACTTACGCCAACAGCGAGTGGAAGAAGGCGCTGGCCGGTATCAGCCCCGCACTGTTACGTGCCTTTCTGTTGCGTATACGGTCGCTGGAAATGAGCGGAGAAACCTCGCCGCGTGCGACCGTGACCCGTGAGCTGGGTGATGCCCTGAATCTGCAGTCAGCCCTGTATCATTTTGATATGGAGCAGGAGCCGGTCCTGTCCGTAACCGGCATGAATCGCCCGGTAATAACCGGGGTTGATATGGCGCTGTTAAGAAGCCCAGCCAGACGGATGAAGCTTGCCGCTGAACTGGCCGCAAAAGACCACGAACAGGCAGAGGGCTGAATTATGTTTCACTGCCCGTTCTGCAAAAAGACCGCGCACGTCCGTACCAGCCGGTATCTGTCGGAAAACGTCAAACAGCGTTATCACCAGTGTACCAATATCGAATGCTCGGCCACTTTCCGCACCATCGAGTCTGTTGACGGTGTGATACGTGCCGCACCGGAGAAACCCGACCCCGCACCGGTGACGCCACCGCCGCCGCGTAAAGTACAGGGCTGCTACAGCTCGCCGTTCCGGCATTAATCAGGAGAGAGACTCGTGACCACTGTGACCATACAGCAGGCCTTTGAGGCCTGTCAGACGAACAAAAATACCTGGCTGAAACGTAAAGCCGAACTGGCAGACCTTGAACGGGAATACCGTGAACAGCTCCTTGCCGGTGACGAACAAATCCCGCGCAGAATGCAGGATTTGCGCGACAATATCGACGTGAAAAAATGGGAGATTAATCAGGCCGCCGGTCGTTATATCCGCTCACATGAGAAAGTGCAGCACATCAGCATCCGCAACCGGCTCCATGACTTTATGCAGCAGCACGGCGCGGAGCTGGCCGCCACGCTGGCACCTGAGCTGATGGGGTATAACGAACAGCTTCCCGCAGTAAAACAGAGCGCCATGCAGCACTCGGTTGATTATCTGCGTGAAGCCCTGTCGGTATGGCTGGCCGCAGGTGAAAAAATTAATTATTCCGCGCAGGACAGCGATATTTTAACGGCCATCGGATTCAGGCCTGATGCGGTTTCGCGGGATGATAATCGCGAGAAATTCACCCCGGCACAGAACCTGATTTACACCCGCCGACGTGCAGAACTGGCCGCACGGTAGCACGCGAAAAAATCCCCGAAAATTCCGCTATTTTTCCCGAAAAAAGCCATGCATCCATACGGTGCATGGTTTTGCATGCAAATCCCCGTATTTTATTTCCCCTACCACGCCATTACCGGCGCGGCCTGAGCCGGTTCATGCACCTGCATGAAAACTACCCTATAAAGCGGGCAGGCGTGGCGGGGAGAGCATTGCGCGCAACAGGGAGGGCTATTAAATTTTTTCTCTGGCTTGAAGAATGATAACCAAACCAGAGAGATCATGCGCTTCATGGAGGTTGCATGAAGTAATTATTGAGATGCGCCTTCTTTTAAGGCGATGCTTTGTTCTAAAGCTTCTTTTATGCGTTTAACGCATTCTGTTAGTTCAATTATGGCTCCGCGTCGAAAAGAACTCTTAATTCTTTTATGATGAGCACTTATGGCTGAATGTAACTTCTTAAGATGTGGTAGTTCAGCAGAAAGAAAATCTGCAAGGTTAGAGAAGTTATAGAGTGATGATAGATGGTTTGAAAACATCTGAATATCGCGAATGGACCAAGTTTTTTTTATTCCATTTATGATAAGACTTACATCCAACGTTTCAAGTAGATTAAATTTGAATTTTGATTGATAAATATCCATATCAATAGCACTCCAACCGCTATCATTCATTTTGTCTTTCAGTTTTTTTATTTTATCTTTCTTTATTATTTCGCCGTATTTATTAAGGAAGTAATTGTGAAGATCATTTCCCTCTCTTCTTAATATATGTAGTGGGATATCATCTATATTGGGATTTGATTCTAGGAAATATGTTTTTATTTCATCGTCACTAAAGCTATTTTTGTTTTTTTCGATGATTTTGTTAGTTAATCCTTTTATTCGCGGGATGTATTTTGATTTTGAGAGTCTTAGGTAATTGTTTGTAGCAATTAGCCAAGTAGATAGTGTCGGTGATGAGGTTTTTAGTATTACTTTTTCAATTTCATCCAAATAATCATTTTCAGGTATATTATACCATTCCGGTTGTTTTAACGTAGCGTAATCACTTTTTTTTAAAGGCTCTTGTAAATTGAATGTATATGGAATGATATCTTTTTGAGATATCACATTAAAACAATATGGAATCATTAAATCATTATAAGTTCTGTAAGCTGTGATATTTAAAAGGTTACTCTCTTCTTTGCTTATTTTATCTGGATCATTCTCAGATGAAGCCGTAAGTGTTTTGAGAGAGGATGTGACATAATTATCATGGAAATCATTTTCTTGATATGAAAATTTCTCTTTTAGTATTATATGAGCACAAAGTGAAGTGACCAAATTTTTTATGTCTATATCAGAGATTTCTTGCCCAGATTTTTGTTTTTCAAAAAGAGGTATCAATTTTGAAATTACTCTATTAATGATTCGTAGATTTGTTTCTTCGAATCCCATAATAACTTGAGTGATTAAATGTCTATGTCTCTCTTCTAATGAGTCCAGCTTTTGTTCTAATATATCGGTAAGGTTGTTAATGGAGAAATATATTTCATCACTGACAACTTTTTCTTTATGACTTAATACCTCATTACTTTGCTTTGAAAAATTACCCACTAAAATAAAGTCTAATCGATTATCATTTTGATAACTTTGCAGGCAAAAAGTTGCTATTTCATCTCTCAAAGATTGAGGGATTCTTTCTAAATCGTCAATGACAAAAACCCCTGAAAGATCCTTGAGTACATAATCTCTCATCGCACCTGAAAAGGTTGATATAATTTGTTCTGTCAACTTTCCAGTGCTTTCTTCTTGGGTTAATGCTGATGCAGCACTTGAGGTTAAGTCTCCAAGTTTTTTTATCTCAGAAGGATTGTTTAGATACGTTATGCTTAGCATCCTATCTTTGAAATCTTGTAAACTATTTAACCCAAGCACAGACAAATAAAAATGACTCGCATCTGAATAAAATTGTTTAAATTCAGTTTGAAGAAAGTATGTTTTACCTACACCCCACTCCCCATTTATTAATATAAGACCATCACGTTTTTCTTTCAATATACGAATCAGAACAGAGATTATGGTATCTTTGGTCATAAAACGCTCCTTTTAAAGCTCCATTATAAATTTTTTATTTTTGGATAAAGTAAGTCACTATACCACTGCAACATATGTAATCTTCTCTCTAAATATTGAGCATGATTATAAGTACCTCTTATACTATTTTTATCAACATGAGCTAATTGCATCTCAATCCATGCACTATCAAATCCATGTTCATGTAAGATGGTCGATAATGAATGTCTAAAACCGTGACCTGTAGCACGTCCTTTGTAACCAAGTAACTCAATCACTTGTGACACACTTTCTTTCGAGATTGGCTTACTACGGTTGTTCCTGCCAATAAAAATATAAGGGTAGTGGCCAGTAATAGGCTTGAGTTGCTTGAAGAGATCGATTACCTGAGTAGAAAGCGGCACGATGTGAGGTCTGCGCATTTTCATCCTTTCTGCTGGGATTTCCCATATACCTTTCTCAAGGTCTACCTCATCCCAAGTAGCAAAGCGCATCTCCTGCGTTCTTACACCAGTTAGCATGACTATCTTTGTAGCATTTTTGGTGATGATGCTACCGGTGTAGGCTTCGAGATCCCCAATAAAATGAGGCAATTCTTCGGCAGATAAAAATGGATGATGTTTTTGCTTCGGAACGGCCAGTGCGATAGCTAAATCAGGTGCTGGATTGTATTCAGCGCGGCCAGTTATGATTGCATAGCGATAGACCTCGCCACATCTTTGGCGCACTTTTCTGGTCTTCTCCAGTGCTCCACGCTTCTCTATTCGTCGTAGTACCTCAAGCAGTTCCAGAGGTTTGATCTCATTTATCGGACGCTTACCGATGAACGGGAAAACATCTTGCTCAAATGTTTTAATGATTTCTTCGCGGTAGGCCACCGTCCAGCGATCGGCTTTATTTGAGTGCCACTCCCGACATATAGCTTCGAATGATCTTTCTGTTGAGAGCTGCTGTGCCAGCTTTTGAGCTTTACGTTCTTCCACTGGATCTATGCCGTTTGCAACCTGCTTACGAGCCGTATCGCGTTTCTCACGTGCTTCTGCGAGGCTCACAAGGTCGTAGCTGCCAAATGACATTAGCCGCGCTTTACCTGCAAAACGAAAGCGGAAGCGCCAGCCTTTTGAACCGTCTGGATTGATGAGTAATGACAGCCCCTGTCCATCGTTCATTGTGTAGGGTTTGTCTTGAGGCTTTGCTCGTTTGATTTGTATGTCTGTAAGTGCCAT